TTATATTCTTTTCTTCGCATATATCGTCAAGTCGCTTTTGTACCCCTCGAACGTGTCAACGCGGGTAATATCATAGTCCACGCCGCGAAAGCGAATAATATGCCGCGTGGTAATGTCGTTCCGCCAGTTAATAACGAATAAAACTTCCTCGGTCGCCTGTACGGACATAGCCGCGTAAACCTCTTTTCCTGATAATTGCCGGAAGTATGCCCACATGGGCGGGGATATGGGGGTTAATGTTTCAATCGAATAGCCGTCCGGGTCTTGTGTGTGCGTAACGGCTAAAATCTCGATTTTTTTATCTTTCAGCTTCATAAAAATGCCCCTTTCGGCAAGCCCTCAATTCAATATAGGGCTAAATTGCGTTTATGAATTCGTTGTAATGCTCATATAACCCGACGTAACAATCCAGTAACGCCGCCGCTCCGTCAATTCGTTGTCGGGGCGATTGGTTTTTTATGGGGACAATGTTCCCGTTGCGGTCGGTCTGAATGCCTGTATTCGTCAAGCACCATTTCAATATAGGGTTGTTATTGTAAATAACCCTGTGCGCCTGCAAGTCCGCGCCTAACATTTGCATAGGCAGGGACAGAGTTTTCGCACCCTGTATGCACCTAACCATATTAAAGCCTTGCAGCGTCATTTCCTCTACAAAATACCGCGCCGAATAGCTGTCATAATAAACCCACGCCGGGAAAAGGTCGTATTGCTTGACGGTTTCTGCAAACCATGCTGTAACGTCGGAATAGTTTATCGAATTGCCCGCACATAGGCGCAATAGCCCCCGTTCAAACCATTTGTCATAAGGGATTTTGTCCTGCTGTACGCGCTCTTGCAGTCTGTCGGCGGGCAGAAAATACATTTGCGTTATGTACTTCTTATTGTCCCCGCGCTTCATAAATAGCAGGCTTGCGGCGGTTAGGTCGGTCGTGATTGACAGGTCAACGCCGCCGATGCAGTACGCGCCCCGGAAGTCGTCAAGGGTAAATGTTTCCTCGTTATTTATATCGTCAAAGGAAAGCCACGCCGTTTTTACCGTTTCCCGGACGTTGAATTCTTTGCAAAGAACGCCCGATAGTTCGTTGCGGTTCTGCTTCGCCCGCTCTACCTTGGCGGTTAGGTCGTCCAGCTTCTTAATTGAGCATAAAGCGGGGTTCGCCTTAACCCACGCTTTCGGGTTCGTCCATTCGGCGCGGTCGTCCAGTTCATAGAGGATAGGCAAAAAGCGCGGGTCTTTTATTATCCCGTCGGCGACTTGTGCCGCGTGGCTATACATATCGTCAAAAATACATTCCCGCACGGTTCCGGCGGTTGTTATCATCACAAGCAGGGGTTGACGGCGGGCGGCTTGCGATTGGCGCATAACCTCGTAAAGGTTCCTATCCCTCACGCCGTGCAGTTCGTCCATAACGCAAAAGGAACAATTCAAGCCGTCCAGCGTGTCAGAGTTCCGCGCCAGCGGTTGGAATTTGGACATTGACGGCGTATAATAAAGGTCGGTTTTACGCTTCTTGAAGTGCTTCGACAGTTCGGGCGACTGCTTTATCATGTTATGGGCTTCATCGAACAATAACCGCGCCTGCGCGTATTTGGTCGCCGTTGAATACACCTCCGCGCCGCCCTCGCCGTCAGACGTGAGCATATATAGGGCAAGCCCCGCAAGCAGGGTTGACTTGCCGTTTTTACGTCCCACAAGGAAGAAACTTTCCCGGTATTGGCGTAACCCTGTTTGAGCGTCCACAAAGCCGAACAGGGCTTGAATAAACGCCTTTTGAAAGAGTTTAAGCCGAATACCCTGTCCCGCCCATTCGCCCTTAGAGTGCTTGCAAAACCGCTCTATAAACTCAATGGGGCGGTTGGCGCGGGCTTCGTCGAACATATACCCGCCCCGAATTGAATTCGTGTCAGCCGCAAGGCGGGCATATACCGCCTTAACCCGCCTTGACGCCGCTATCTCGCCGGACTGGATTTTTGCGTTGTATTCGGTGATGTAGTTCATATTACAAGCAGTCCGCGCCCGTCCTCGTCATAGGGCGACGGCGTGTTAAACTCTTTGAGCGGGTCAACCTCGGCGGCGTTTTCGGCTTCAACCTCTTTGACAAGGTTCAAATAATGCTTGGTCGCGTCGTTATAGGTTTTTGACAAGGCGCGGTATTGAGAGGTAAAACCGTTTGTTTCGCGCTCTTTTTCAATCTCCTGTGCAAGTTCGCCTATTTCATTGCATAGCGCATTTATGATAGCTGCGCGCTCGTTTTCATACTTGATTTTCATAATGGCTGCTCCTTTCTGATTTCGCCCTCCGGCGTAAATTCAAGCCCGTTGCATACCGCGCCGCCCGCGCTGAAATGCTCGGTATTGTGACAATTCAGACAGAGGGCTTCAAGATGAGCGGCGTTGAGCGTGATTTCCGGGTCTGTGATATTGGCGGCGGTTATGTGCGTCTTATGGTGTGCTATGTCGGCGGGCTTGCCGCAACGCTCGCATATATAGGACTTGGACGACATAAACGCCCTTGAAAGCCGTTTCCACGCGCGGGAATGATAGAATTGCTCTTGCGTCATAATATCGCCCTTTCTGCGCTCAACGCCTTTAACAGGCAGTCTATGACGCGCTGTAATTTGTCCGTATCGGCGTTTTCGCCGTAATACCATTGTTGCAGGATAAACCGCGCCGCCGTCCGTGCCACGGGGGAATAGTCCCCCATGGCAACGTAACCCGTTGTTTCGGTCAAGTAGGGCGGTATCGCTTGGATAAGCGGGTAAATGATTTCGTCGTTGTCCGTCCCGTCTATCCGTAAAATGTCGCGGGCTTCGTCTATATTGAAAATCATGGTCTTAACCTCCGTTCAAAGGGTGTCCGCTATTAGCGGCTCCCTTATGCCGCGTCAACCTCGATTTTGACAAACGCGCCGGGGACAATGGGCTTGCCGTCGGCGATACACAAAGCGCGGTAGTCGATAAGCCCGGACGTAAAGCCGCTTTCCCGGCTAACCTCAACCGCCACGCCCTCGGGGACATTCACGCCGTAATAGCGGAAGTTTCCGAAAAGCACCGTTCCCGCCGGGATATTGTCGTCAAGTACGATTTCAAACCCGAACAGGCGATGAACGCCGCCGCGCTCGTTGTCGGTAAACATATAGTCGCCCTCGCCGTTTTTGAGCGGGTACACCTGCCCGAAAAGGGTTGCTGTGGACATTGCGAATTTTGCGCCGCCCGCATAGCCTGCGGGAAGTTTGGCGATTGCCGCAAGCAGATTGTCGGCGGTTAGGCTTGCCGTTTCAATGCTGTTGGTCGTGTCCCATGTAATGCCGGGTAAAATGCCTGTGGGTTGTCCTGCCCCTGCGCCTGTGCCGCTCACGATAGCCGCATTTATCGCGTCGGAAATGCTGTTTTTGAGTTCCTGCGTCAGGTAGCTTTCAAACGCCGCGATTTCCATACGCTTCACCGCTGCCGACATAGACAGGATTTTAATAAGTTCGCGCCCGGTGAATGTTACCGCCGTTGCTGTTACGCTCTTGCGCTCAACCGCCGCGCCCTCGGTGTGCCAGCTTGCCGCGTCTGTGGGTGTTCCCACGGGTACGGACAGGTTGGACGGAACATTGAACAGGCGTATTTCGTTGAACAAACCGCCCACGGGTCGCGCTTGTGATATAACCTCGTTAAGGGTCTGCATGGGGATAACCGCCGCCGAATTAGACAGCGTGTTGAACGTGTCAGAGCGTTTTTCTGCCTGCGCCGCCTGATATGCGCGGGTTTCTCCGTCGGTCAGTTCCTTTCCCAAAAGGGACTTGAAAAATGCCGTGCGATATTCGGGGGTCGCGTGGGTGTCGGGATTGCTTGCGCCCTTTTCAAGGCTTGCGGTAATAGGGTTAAACATTTCTTTTTCCTCCTGCTTTTCGGCTCTCGCCGTGATTTTTGTTTGCGGGTATGCCGCCCGCGTTACTGCTGAAATTTCATATACCTTGCCGATTTTGGTAACTGTCCGGGTTTTGGTCTGGTCGTTATATTCGCTTTCGGCAATATCGAACATAAACGACATTTGCGCTATGTCCCCGCGCTTGATTGCGGTATGCAATTCGCGCCCGCGCTCCGTGTCGGGTAGGGTTGCGGTCATTGCAAGCCCTTTTTCCGTGACTGTGAGCGTCATTGTTTCGGGGCTTCTCGCAAGGGGGATTGACTGGTTATCGTGATTGACTTGTAACGTGATGTTTGACAAGTCCACGCCGTCAAGCGCGGTACGGGCTATAACCTCCGTAATGTCCCCGATTTGGGCGGGTTGGTCAAACACGATAGGCAAGCCCTCCACGATTAAAGGCTTGTCGCTGTCCGCGTGGACGTTATACGCCCGTGTTTGCTGTTTCATTTTCTGATACCTCGCTTTCAAGTTGATATTGGTTTGCTTTATCCGCTGATACATAATTTAAGGACTGCAAGCGTTTATCGCCGTCAGGGACAGGCGGCAGGGCTAACAATTTACGCGCTTCGTTGAGCGTCATTAACCCTAACGGGGCGGCTTCGTGCAATAGCTTTATCTTGGTCGCCGCGCTGGAAAATTCCAGCCGTTCAGCCGTGAACGTGATTTCTGCGCCCGCCTTGCGTGTAAATTCCTGCGACAGTTGCAAGGCGAACGGTTCAATAACGCTTTCATAGAACGCGCTAAATTCGTCCTCGCTATAACTGCCGGATACGATTTTCGGGCTAATGCCTAAATAGTCGTATATTTGGCGGTTCACGGCTTCTATTTGCTCCTGCGGTATGGTGTAGGGCGTTGTGTTGGTCGGGATAAAGTCAAAGCGCTGGTCGGTCGCCGCCACGCCGCCGGAATTGGTCGGGTTGAAATAGTCGGCGACAAACTGTTCCTTTTCCCGGCGTACCTGCTCGGGATTGACAAGCGACGTAAATTTGAGAACGCCCCGAATGTTCACGCCGTTTTTGACGCTTGCGGCTATACCTTGGTTGAGCGTCTGCGCCGTGTCCAATAGCGGGAATAACGGCGCGTTACCGTCGCCTAAAAGGTCATTGCCGTAAAAGTGGCGGCGCAAGTGGACTATATCGCCATATGGGAAAGTCGCCTGCTTGCCGTCATGGAAAAGGCAGGTCATGTATAACTGCCCGTCCGTGCCGGGGGTAAATTCCACGCTTGACGGCGTGAGGGGGTACACATTGCGGATACCCCTTTGCTCGCGTTGCAGCAGGATAAAGGCATTGTTGCTTGTGAAGTATGCCGCCGCCGTTTTACTGAGCAGGTCATACGGGGTCATGTACTCGTTCGGGGTTGCATGGAGCAGGATTTCAAGCCCCTTGTCATCGCTGTGCGCCGTGAGCTTTCCGGCGTGTCTGCCGATTGCGTCAACCGCCGCCCGGAATGTCGCGCTTGCGTATGCCGTGCCGGAAAAGGCGGTAAAGCTGTTATTTATTTCGATTACCGCGCGTCGCTCCTGCTGCTTGGGTCTGAACAGGTTGGATAAGATACCCATTTATTGAAAACCTCCTTTCGCGGTTGCTGTTCTGTGAAAACTTTTTGTCCATGCGGGGGAAAAGTAAGCCCCGACGTCGGTGTTCTTCCGCTCGGTTTTTCCCGTCAAAAGGGGGGTGACGATGAATGACGCTCATTTACAAAACCTCTCTTACGGGGACGCTTTTTTACATTTTGAAAACTCTTGTATTTCATCGTCATTGGTCGTCACACTCCCCATGCCGTAAGGGTTAGCCCCATGGTGTCGGCTCGTCCACTTCGGCGAATTCCGACTTTACGCGCAAACCGTATATAAACGCCCCTAAGCGCGTTTTACGGGTTTCATAGCCCGCCGTCGTTAATGCGGTTTTGAAGTCTGCAAGGCTGCGGCGATAGTCGCCCGTGCTGTCACAATAAGTTTTGTAGCGTTGATACAGTTCGCCGGACTTTTGCGAATAGCCGCTGTCAATTTCGCATTCCTCGGCAAGGAAATTATCAAGCCAATCGTTATTTGCGCGATATGCACCGATTGCCGCTTTGACGCACTCCGGCATTTCGATTTTGTAGTTGTTTGCGATGAAGCGACGCGCCCCCTCGATTATCCACGCAAGGACAGCACCGCCCGCATGGTTGAACAGATAATCGGCGTAATTAAGGACTTCGCCTTTCATGCCCCGGAAATTGGCGTTGAACGGAATTGTAACAAGCCTGTCCCATGTGCCTTTATCAGTCGTTCCGACTTTAGGTAAATGGTTTGTGTATAGCACTACGGTATGCGACGGGGTGAAAGTGAACGGGTCTTTATATTTCTTTTCCGCTAAAATCGGGTCTGTACTGCATAGCTTTTTAACGGTCGATGTATCAAGGCGCATCCCTTCTTCAAGTTCTGCCGCGATGATTATTCGCTTGCCACGCAATTCGGCGTATTCCGGGCTTTTATTTTTTCTGCAATTTACAGTCAGGGTTTCAGCGGATAACGCGCCCGCATAGTCGCCCATGATACGGGCAAGCAGGTTGAATAATGTACTTTTACCGTTGCCGCCCTCGCCGTAAGCAATAATCAGATTTTCGCGTAAAACCTCACCGACGGTAAACATTCCGGCGACTTCCTGCAAATAGCGTTCAAGGTCGCTATCATTGCAGGTCACGCGCTGCAAGAATTCCGCAAACAGTTCCGCCCCCTCGGTTGACGGCGCAACGGTGGTTATTTTAGTACAATAATCTGCGGGGTTGTGGGGTCGCATTTCCCCCGTGCGTAAGTCAACCGTGCCGCCCGGCGTATTCAGCAAATAACCGTCTGCGTCAAGGTCGGAAACGGCAATTTGCAGCTTTGGGCGGGCTTCGGT